ATGCGTTCTGGAACGCACCTTTTCAAAAAAAATTTTGCGTTGTATGATTTGGATTGAACGCATTTGGGAGAGTATCGATGGCGGGTCGCAAGTTTCGTAGAATGGTTATGAAGCACTTGGAGGATTTGGGCGGGACGGATTACGTCTTGGATTACATTGGCGATGGCGGGACTGTGAAGGCTTTGTCTGAGAAGACAAATTGCAGCCGTAGTTTTTTGAGCCGTGTATTGAATGGCACGCCCGAGTATCGGGCTGCGTTGGATGAGGGCCGGCGTATTCTGGCTGACAAGATGGCTGATGATAGTTTGGCGATGGTTGATGATCTGGCTGGCAAGGAGGATTTGACGTCGCAGGACGTTCAGTTGGCGAAGGAGCGGATAAGTGTTCGCAAGTGGATGAGCGCGCTGAATCATCCTGATCGGTTTGCGCCGAAGAAGGAGGAGGTCACGATTAACATTGGCCAGCTTCATCTTGGTGCGTTGAAAAAGATCAAGGCTGAGATGCTGGATGTGACGCCGGTTGCTGAGGCGATTGAGGGCAACACGTCTGATGAGTGATGTGATCCCTGAAAAAATCACGCGTGAAATGCTTTGGCAACTGCTGGGTGATTACGCACTAACTGTTGCGCTGCAGGAGGGCGTGTTTTTTACTGAAAATCCTTACGTTTTACTGGCGGCTAAGCATCGTAAGGGAGAGATGATCCATGAGGGAATGATCAAGTGACGAATGATGTGACGTATATCAGGGGTGCGCGGCCTGACGATAGTGGTTCTGAGCCTCGGCCTGCGTTGGTTGAGTATTTGGAGGAATTGCTTGAGCGTGCGCGGTCTGGTGATTTGCAGGGCATTGTGACTGTTGGGTCTGACGCTGACGGGTATGCGAGTTATGGTCTTGTTGGGGCCTGCGGTGGTTTTTCAATGCAGGGTGCGTTGGCTTGCGTTTCGACGTTGGTTGCCGAGGTGAATTTGAGTCAGCTTGATGACGAGTGATGTAAATCCTTTAGAGGAGTTTGCGCGGACGTATTACAGCGATCCTGTTGGGTTTGTGCGTGATATGTTGGGCGTTGAGCCTTTGCCGTATCAGGCGGAGTTTTTGGAGGCGCTGGCGAGCGGCGAGCGGCGGATCTCGGTGCGGTCTGGCCACGGCACGGGTAAGTCGACGGCATCTAGCTGGGCTATGCTTTGGTTTTTGTTGTTGCGGTTTCCGAATAAGGTTGTGGTGACTGCGCCAACGAGTGGCCAGTTGTTTGACGCATTGTTTGCTGAGTTGAAGCGGTGGGTGAATGAGCTGCCGCCTGCGATTAAGGCGATGCTGACGGTGAAGTCTGACCGTGTTGAGCTGGTTGCGGCCCCGAGTGAGGCGTTTATTTCGGCGCGGACGAGTAGGGCTGAGACGCCAGAGGCGTTGGCTGGGGTTCACTCGGATAATGTTATGCTGGTTGTTGATGAGGCGTCTGGTGTGCCTGAGCAGGTGTTTGAGGCTGCGGCTGGTTCGATGTCTGGTCATTCTGCTGTAACGATTATGCTATCGAACCCGACGCGATCGAGCGGGACGTTTTTTGAGAGCCAGACGCGGCTGTCTGGATCTTGGTGGACTCGGCGGTGGTCTTGCGTTGAAAGCCCGCTGGTTTCGGGTGAGTTTGTTGACGAGATGCGGCTGCGGTACGGTGAGGAGAGCAATGCTTTTCGTATTCGTGTTTTGGGTGAGTTTCCGACTGCCGATGACAACACGATTATTCCGTTTCATTTGGCTGAAAGCGCGATGCACCGTGATATTGAGATGACGCCTGGGCTGCAGCCGATCTGGGCGATCGACCCAGCGCGATTTGGGTCTGACAGGACGGCATTTTGCAAGCGCGTTGGCAATGTGATTACCGAGATCACGTCTTGGCAGGGTTTGGATTTGATGCAGACTGTTGGGCGCGTGATGGCAGAGTATGAGTCTTTGCCGATCAGCCAGCGGCCCAGCGAGATCCTCGTTGACAGCATTGGCGTTGGCGGCGGAGTTGTTGACCGTTTGCGGGAGCTGGGTGCGCCTGTGCGTGGCGTAAATGTTTCCGAGGTGCCGTCGATGGGCAAGACGTATAACAACTTGCGGACTGAGCTTTGGTTTAAGACGAAAGCGTGGCTTGAGGACCGATCTTGTAAAATTCCTGACAACGATGCGTTGGTCGCTGATCTGACTGGGATTCGGTATTCATTTACGTCGTCTGGGAAAATGCAGGCGGAGAGCAAGGACGCGATGAAGAAGCGCGGGCTGAAGTCGCCGGACCTTGCTGATGCTGTTTGCCTGACGATGGCGTCTGACGCGATTACGGCGCTGAGTGGAAAGCGATCTGTGTGGGGTAAGCCGCTGCGCAGGGCGTTGAAGGGGATAGCTTAGGGCTAGCCTTGCCAGAATGGCCTATTGCGTGTAAGTTAAGCCAAAGGCTTACGGGGTGCAAGGCATGATGGGTTACGGATACGGCAGCGGCGATCAGCGGGTGAATGCTGTTATTGATATGATCAATGGCGGCGGTCAGGGCCGTGCCGGTCAGCAATTTGAGGGCGGCGGGCTTTTGAGCATGCTTGGGAATGCCATTGCGCGGCCTTATGGCGCCGATGCTGACGCCCCTGCTTCCTCTATGGCACCTCTGGCGCGTCCTGCTTCATTTGCAACTGCCACGCCTATTCAATCGAGCATGCCTGCGCAGGCTCCGATGCCTGTGTTTCAGCCGCCTGCGCCTGTGCAGACATCGTACCTTGATCCGCAGTTTGATTTAGAGCGCATTCTTGCTGGTTTGAACCAGATGCAAGATCCTCGTATGGTTGGGCCTCGGTAGATGGCTAATGACCTTGTAACATTCGATAAGCTGATGCGGGCAATCGCAATGCGTGAAAGCACCATGAATCCGAATGCGGTTTCTGATGCGGGCGCGGTTGGGCTGCTTGGCATAATGCCCAAAGACGCAATGCGCGGAATGCGGGATGGCGTGCCGACTGTTTGGCAGGCTGCCGAGGCCGAAGGTTTTCAGCCGCCAGATCAAACATTGGACAGCGCAGTTTCTCTTTTAAAAGACCCAGCGGTCAATAGTATGATTGGCGAACAGTACGTCCAAGAGCTTATCAATAAATATTATGGTGACACAGAGGGCGTTCTGACGTCTTACAATGCAGGCCCCGGCAAGTATGATAGACTTGGATCTGCTGCGGCTATGGATATTCCTGAGCAGCAAGAATACGCGCGAAAAGTTTCTGAGGATTATGAGAACTTCTTTGGCGCACCGTTGCCGGAGAATCTTGGTGTCTTGGTTTCGCCCCGCCCGCAGGTTCGGCCACGTGGCCTTATGGAGCAATACTAATGCCCCTTAAAAAAGGTTCGTCACGCAAGGTTATCTCTGGTAATATCCGCCAAGAAGTGAAGGCTGGAAAGCCGCAGAAACAGGCTGTTGCCATAGCATTGAGCAAGGCCAAGAAGGGAAAGAAGAAATGAAGGCACCTAAGTTTAAGCCCTGCATGGGCTGTCCGACCCCCCGCCGGTGTGCGGCTGCTGGGCGTTGCCTGAAGGGCAAGAAATGAGCATCACAACCTACACCGAGCTGAAAGCGGCGCTTGCTGACTGGCTGCTGCGGGATGACCTGACTGCGGTGTTGCCGACGTTTATCAGCTTGGCGGAGGCTGACATCAATCGGCGTGTGCGTCACTGGCGCATGGAAGAGCGGGCCACGTTGTCTATATCTGGACAGTTTACGGATCTGCCTGCGGGCTTTCTTGAGGTTGCCATGTTGACGCTTTCGTCGTCGCGGCCCGTGCGGATGGAATTAATTAGCCGCGGTGAGATGCAGGACCGGCGCGAGATCAATGCGGACACGACAGGCGTGCCGCAGTATTACGCACTGACCGGCGGTCAGATTGAGGTTTATCCGACGCCGAATGATACATATTCGGCCAACTTGGTGTATATTGCGGCCCCGACTGCACTGAGCGATGCGAATGCTGACAACTGGCTGCTGACGTATCATCCAGACATTTATCTGTATGGGGCGCTGCTGCAGGCAGCACCGTATTTGAAGGACGATGAGCGGGTTGGCCTGTGGGGCGGATTGTTTAACGCGGCTATCGAGGCGGCCAATGTGGCCAGCGATAAGGCGCGGTTTAGCGGCACGACACCGCGATTGAAGATCAGGAGTTATTGATGGCTACTTTTTCCTACACTAAGCCGACGGTTGGCGGATCTGAGGATACTTGGGGCGATACGCTTAATGCAAACTGGGATGCGATTGGCACGTTTCTTGGCTCTTTGGACAGCACTGAGCTGGCTGTTTTGGACGGCATCACGGCGTCCACGGCGGAGTTGAACCTGCTTGATGGTGTGACGGTTACTCTGTCCGACATTACGGCAACGGCGGCTGAGTTGAACCTGCTGGACGGAGTGACGGCATCAACTGCCGAGATTAACTATCTGGATGGCGTGACTTCGAGCATTCAGACGCAGATTGATAACATCCCTCAGCCCCCTGAATTGACTCAAGTCCAAGTCGAGGACGACACGTCTACGGTGTTCGGGCAGGTGTCGGGGCAGCGGTTGGCACAGGCATCCGCAAAGCACTCCTTTAGTGTTACGGAATTTACTTACGACTTTGATGTATCCGGTGCCGTAGGGACGGTGGCGTTCACCTCCGATCTCAGTGGGTTCGACTATTTAGAAATTGAGAGTACATTATCTTTTAATGGCTCCACAACTCCAGATTTACAATTTTCCCCTAACGGCGGTTCGACTTATAGAACATCAGGATATATCGGTGGTGTTCAGGATGGCGTGGATGGTTCATCTATCTCTAGTGGTATTCGTCTAATCAGAACGAACTCAGATGATTGCTTGGGTTTCTGCCGCATAATCGGTCTTGGCAACGCATCCGTAAAAACAACTGCATCTGGTGTATTTGGTGGGGGGAGTAGTCGTGTAACTGCTACGGGTGGTCGCTATAACACTGACGAGGCCCACAATGCACTGCGGATTAATTTCAACGGGAGTCTTACCACTCAAGGAATCTTAAAGTTAAGGGGATATAAACGACCATGAAAAAGTTTGTTTTTAGTGACGAAGGGCCTTTGATGGTTGACATGGGTGCGGCTGAAATCGCGGCCCTCAAACCCGACCCCACCACCCTCGCCTCCGAAGCCCGCTCCAAGCGCAACGCCTTGCTCACAGCATCCGACTGGACGCAGGTAGCAGACGCGCCTGTAGACCAATCGGCATGGGCTACCTATCGGCAGGCTTTGCGCGATGTGCCGGATCAGGCAGGTTTCCCCGATAACATTGATTGGCCCACCGCGCCGGAGTAACTGAATGGCACTTGTCCAACTTTCACCCCCGCCAGGGTTTCGTTATCACGGCACGGACCTTGAGAGCGAGGGCCGTTGGCGCGAGGGCAGCCTTGTGCGTTGGCGCGATGGATCTTTGCGGCCTGTAGGTGGTTGGGTTGATCGGTTCGGCTCTGTGGTCTACGCAGCAGCGCCGCGGGGGATGATCGGCTGGGAAGACAACACGGCAACAAGGTGGATTGCGGCAGGCACGTTTGAAAAGCTGCACGTCAGCAATCCAAGCGGCACGACGTACGACATTACGCCTGTGGGCTTTACGTCTGGGCTTGAGGACGCGGCTGTCAACACGGGCTACGGCGGCGGGTTGTACGGCACAGGATTTTACGGACAAGCGCGGCCTGACACTGGCAACTATTCAGAGGCGACAACGTGGTCAATGGATACGTGGGGACAGTATCTGGTTGCGTGTTCGTCCACTGACGGCAAGCTGTATGAGTGGCAGCTAAATACGGCCACACCCGCTGCGGTTATTGCGAATGCGCCGACTGACAATCTCGGCGTTCTTGTGACCGAGGAAAGATTTGTGTTTGCTTTGGGAGCGGGCGGAGATCCCCGCAAGGTTGCTTGGTCTGACTTTGAGGACAATACGCTTTGGGCACCGGCCAGCACCAATCAGGCGGGCGACTTGGAGTTGCAAACCCCCGGCCAGATTATGGCGGGCGTGCGGACGCAGGGGCAGGCGTTGATTTTGACGGATCAGGACGCACACCGCGCGGTCTACGTCGGCCCGCCTTTTGTCTATCAGTTTGAGCGCGTGGGATCGTCCTGCGGGCTTGTTGCGCGTAAGGCTGTAGCGGATACGCCTGCGGGTGTATTCTGGATGGGCCAGCGCGGGTTCTTTGGCTACAACGGATCAAATGCGCAGGAACTGAAGTGCGATGTGTGGGACAAGGTTTTCTTGGACATCAACACGGCACAGATCAGCAAAACGTGGGCAGTCACCAACGGCCAGAATGGCGAGGTGTGGTGGTTCTACTGCTCGGCAGCCAGCAATGAGATTGATCGATATGTGGCCTACGACTACAAGGAGGGCCACTGGTTGATGGGCGACCTGTCACGCACGACCGGCATTGACCGTGGCGTATTCCGCACGCCTCTGTGGGCCGATGCTGACGGGTCTGTTTACGACCACGAAACCGGCTTTAACTATGCGGGCGGAAATGTTTACGCCGAGAGCGGCCCGTTCAAAATTGGGTCTGGTGATAACTTGGCCGTGGTGACTGACTTGATACCCGACGAGGTAAATCTTGGCGACGTGACCACGACATTCAAGACGCGGCTCTATCCTACGGCGGCAGAGACGTCACACGGCCCCTACACGATGACAAACCCCACCAGCGTAAGGTTCCAAGGCAGGCAGGTCAGGATGCGCGTGACAGCGGCTGTGAACGGCCCGTGGAGGGTCGGGCGGTTCCGCTTTGATGTCAGGCAAGGTGGCAAGCGATGAGCGCGCTCCTGCCGCCCCCTGTTGGCCCTGACTGGAAGATATGGGCGCGGCAGGTATCCACATTCCTATCGCGTGCCTTGCCAAGCCTTCAGTTTAAGACCGGCGATGAGACTGCCGCCACCAATGGCATTTTGCTTTGGGATGACATCAATGGATATCCAGTAGTATCTAAAAATGGCGAGTTTCGTCAGATTGTGTTGTCTGATGGGCAATATGAAGGCTCAATTACGGCAGACCAGACCGCGGCTGTCATAGATACGCCTTATGCACTGACCTACACGGCGGCAACGGCTGACGGCATTACGAATGGCACGCCGGCGTCGCGTCTGGTGTTTGAGGAGGGCGGGCATTACATGGCCAGCTTTTCCGCGCAGATCACAAGCACGTCGAGCAGCACGGTGACGTTTTATTTCTGGCCGCGTATTAACGGCGTTGACGCGCCAAATTCAACTATTGTTGCGTCCTTGCACCAGAATGACGCGACAACTGTTGTGAGCCGTGCGACAACTTTTGACGTGCAGGCCGGAGATTATCTTGAGGCGATGTGGGCTGTGGATAGAACGGACGGTTATCTTGAAGCGACCCCTGCCACGGCATTCTCGCCAGCGGCCCCCGCAACGACGCTTGGCATTACGAGGCTTTACGCATGAGCAAAGTCGGTGTTTTCTACGTTCCTGCTGACAAGATGGATCAGTATTGGCCGACATTCGGGCCAATGATTGAGCTGGCGCAGAAGCGGCTGGCGGATCAGTGCGGGATGGATGACGTGGAAGAATGGCTGCGCACTGGTCGATCGTTGCTGTGGGGCATTTACGTTGATGGCAAACCAATGGCTGCAATGATGACGGCGGAGAATACATATCCCCGCAAACGTGTTATGGTCATTGAAATGATTGGTGGCGAGCGGGCGGACCTTTGGTCGAAGCCGGCGCTGGATGAATTAGCAAGAGTGTCAAAGGCAGCGGGCTTTGACGCAATAGAAACGCATGCACGCGCAGGGTGGTCAAAAATGGCCAAACAGTATATGTTTAAGCTCAAGCACGTCGCCTATGAACTGGAGTTGTAATCATGGGAAAAGGTAAAGAGACTACAACGCAGAAGATGCCAGGTTTCCAGCAGGACTACCTGAAGAGTACAGTTCTGCCATTTGCGACACAAATTTCGGAAACGCCATTCCAAGCCTACACCGGTCCGATGGCACCTGAGATGAGCGGATACACAACGCAGGCTGCTGACATTTATGGCAACATGGCCGGTGCTGACACAACGCAGCAGCTTATTGATACGACGCAGGCGCTTTACAACCCGTACCAGCAAAACGTGATTGATGCGTCATTGGCGCAGATGGGTCGGCAGCAGCAGCAGGCGCTGACTGGGCTTGAGGGTCAGCTTGCGGGATCTGGCGCATTTGGGTCTCGGGGCGAGGTTGCACGCGGTGAGTTTGCCGCTGGCAACTTGGCATCGCAGAACCAGCTTATCGCGCAGATGATGCAGCAAGGTTACAGCGAGGCGCAGGCCCGCGCGATGGGTGCAATGCAGCAGCAGCAGGCCCAGCAGGGCGCAGCAGCGGCTGGGCTAACTGGAATCGGCGGCATGGAGAATGCACTGAACGCGGCTGAGATTGACGCGCTGCGGAGTGAGTTCATGCGCGAGCAGCAGGACCCGTATCAGAAGCTGGCTGCCCTACAGGGTGGTGCAAGCACCATCCCGACAGGTATTGGCACGACAACCGCGACAAAGACGCCGGGGCTGTTTGATTATTTGTCCTTGGCGGCGACTGCTGCGAGTGGAACAAACTTTAATTCAGACATCCGCCTTAAAGAGAACATCCAGCCCCTTGAAAAAGTTGGCGGCGTTCAGTTCTATTCTTGGGACTGGAATGATGAGGGCAAGAAAGTCGCGCACAAAGATCAGCCGACGTTTGGCGTTATTGCTGACGAGCTTGCAGAGTCTCATCCGCACTTGGTTACACGCGGCGGCGATGGTTACCTGCGGGTCAATTACGTTGGCCTTGCAACCGAATTAGGTGCTTAAATGGCTGATTGGCAGCGGGACGACAGAGAGCTACTTGCACGCATTTTAGCGGCTGAGGCTGGTAATCAAGGCCCAGTCGGCATGACTGCGGCGGGCAACGTCATTATGAACCGAGCTAATTTGCCAGGGTATGGCGACGGTGTTCGTGGTGTGATTATGAAGCCAGGCCAATTTTCCCCAATGAACAGCGTGACCGGATACGCTGGCGGAGAGCAGGGCCAAAACATTGATGCGATCACGCCAAGCGAGACGGCATATATGGTTGCGGATAGTTTGCTTTCTGGCACGGCTGGAGACATCACTGGCGGCGCAACGCACTTCTACAACCCAGAAATTTCAAACCCATCTTGGGCGCAAGGCGTAGGGTTCACACGGATTGGCGACCATTTGTTTGGTAAAGCTGACGCACCGCGTGGTCAATCAAGCGCGGCCAACACGACACAGAGGAGCCAGCCAATGGCGCAACCAATGCAGACACAGCAACAGCCGCGCGGTATTCTTGAGATGTTTGGCGTGCAGAAAATGGACCCAGAGGCGCAGGGCGAAACGGCTTTGCCATTCTACCAGCGGCCCACGTTTAGCAACTTCATGGGCGACTTGGCCTTGGGGTTCAACCAGATGCGGCTGCGGCCCGACCCAAACCTTGCCCAGCGCATTGGCGGCCAGCGTCAGCAGCGCGCGCAGCAGGCGCAAACCAATCGCACGCTTGAGTATTTGCAGCAGCAGCCGGGTTCTGAGGCAGCAGTTGAGCTTATCCGCTCAGGCGCAAGCCCAACGCAAGCCTTGCAGTTTTATTATCAGTCTTTGCAGCAGCCGGAGGTTGAGCAAACGTCGGCAATGCAGAACTTTGCAGAATATAATCGCATTTTGCAATCGCAAGGTCAGGAAGCTGCGGACATGTTTATGTCAACTCTTGGTCGGGCCACAAATATTACCAATGTGTTGCCGGGCCAAGAAGCTGCACCGCAAATCGGGACCATTCCGCAAGGCTTTGTGGCGGTGCCAGACCCAGATTCCCCAGCGGGTTACCGCATGGAAGTTGTACCTGGTGGGCCAGAGGATATTTCAGGCCAAGAAAGCGAGGCGGCACAAAGGGCGGCATCTAGTGTTGAATTAATTGATAGCATTCTTGACGACCCCGCCCTTAGCGCAATCACTGGCATGGTTCAGGGGCGATTGCCCCCGATGACGCAAGAGGGAACAGACCTAAATGTAAAGATTGACCAACTGAAGGGACAAGCGTTTCTGCAGGCTTTTGAAAGTTTAAAGGGCGGTGGCCAAATTACAGAGCGCGAAGGCAGAGCGGCAACAGACGCTATGGCGCGATTGCAGCGTGAGCAATCAGGCGAAGAATATCGCCGGTCGCTGTCTGAATTGCGCTATGTCATGGACCGAGCGCGGCGGCGTGCCATGGGTGAAGAGATTGGTGATTATAATTTTGCGGAATCTTATGGCGGGACAACAGAGCCTAGCGGCGGTGACGTTTTGCGATACAATCCTGAGACAGGGGAGTTTGAATAGTGAGAGTTGAGCTTCCAGACGGTCGCATCCTTGAGTTCCCAGATGGGACGTCGCAAGACGTGATGCGCGGTGCAATCCAGAGGTTGCTGGCTACTGAGCAAGTCGCACAGGAGCCGATTGTTCCAGACCGAGCGGTACCCCTTACGCAAGACCCAATGCTGCCAAGCCCAGACACTGACACTCGATCAACAGAACAATATCGGCGAGATGTGGGGCTAGATGTCCCGCTTGTTGACGCAGCCGCTGCGCTGCAAGAGCAGCCTATGCGCGCGCAAGGCGGGGCTGGCATGGATTTGTTGCGATCCAGCGCGTCTGGGTTAGCAAGGGGTGCAACGGAGCTTGCCGCTTTGCCAGCGACTGTGGGCGGAGGCTTGGACGCACTTTATGAACGGCTCGGCATTATCCCCGAAGGATCACGCGCGAACATACCAGACATAGGCGGCACCATTCGTGATGCGGCTTCGTCACTTACCAGCGGCGCAACTGAATATCAGCCACAAACGACTGGCGGCCAATATGCGCAGACTGTTGGCGAGTTTGTTGGCGGCGGCGCGGGCGCGCGGGCTGGTATATTGGGCGGGCTTGCAAGCGAGGGCGCGGGGCAGTTGACAGAGGGAACCGTTGCCGAGCCTTATGCGCGCATTGGCGCTGGCATTGCCGGTTCAATGTTAGGCGCGCCACGTCGGCCGGCATTTTCAGGCGACGATGAAGCCGCCCGAATGGCTAATCTTTTGGAGCAGCAAGGCGTCAGAAATCTGACAGCGGGTCAGGCGCGTCAATCTCAGCCATTGATGAGGGCTGAAGGGCGTTTGCAAACGACACCTCAGCAAATTGACGATTACACCGCATCGGTCATGCGCCAAATAGGCAGCACAGAAAAGCTGGCCACGCCGACAAACCTTGCCGCCGTTCAACGCAATTTGGTTTCGCAAATGGATGATGCTGTAAAGGGTGTTGATGTTGTGCCTGCGCCAACGCAAGCGCAAGCAGCTTTAAAAATTGGCACAGACTACATTGACCGCGTGCCTTCGGGTCAACTTACCCCGCGCATTCGTGGCATTGCAAACGAGATCAACGCGCTGGCGGCGTCAAATAAGTCTGCCCCGCTGTCAAGGCTTCGTGAATGGCGGTCTGACATCGGGCGGCTTTCAGTCTCGCCAGACGCCGCCACACGCGAAGCCGCGCACGGATTGCGCAGACTTATTGATGACATGACTGACACCGCTCTGCTGGCCGCCGGTCGCGCTGACGACATTCCCCGACTGGGTCAGGCGCGGCAATCCTACCGAGACTTTATAGCAGTTCGTGATGCGGCATCTCGCGCGGGAGCTGAGGGCGGCACACTATCGCCGCAGGCGCTGAACCAATCTGTAATTCGCTCTCAAGGGCGTGAAGCGTATGCGACAGGACGCACCACACCAATGGCCGAGTTTACGCGCGCAGGCGCAGCGACTATGCGCCCAGCTCCTATGGTTAGCCCTGGGGGCGCGAGATCAATCAGTGAGGCTCTGCCAATGGCTGGAGCGGCAATGGCCGGTGGCGGTGCGCTGCAAGCGGGCATGGACCCGTTCGCTGCAGCTCTTTTGGCAGCAGGCGGGGCTACCGCGCCAGCTTTGGGGCAATCTTTAATGCGAAGCGCACCCGTGCAATCTTACCTACGCAACCCAGCCGCGTTTGCCTCATCGCCCGCTCGGTCTCTGCCCGGCATTCTATCTCAATATGAGGACACACGATGAAACCTGAAGACATGATCGAAGACGCAGAAATCGTGGACATCCTTGAGATTGCGCCTGTTGAAGATATTGAGGAAGAGGACAGCGGCCCAGAGCCTTTGACCGACGAACAGATCGAGGGCATCCTTGCGGGTGCCATTGATGACGCGGTTGATTTTATTGAGAGCGACATTTCGCCTGATCGGATTAAGGCGCAGCGCTACTTTGACGGCGACAGCGACATTGGCTATGAGGATGGCCGCAGCAAGGTTGTCTCCACAAAGGTGCGCGATGCGGTGCGGTCTGTTAAGCCCAGCCTGATGCGGGTGTTCCTGTCATCCAGCCGCCCTGTGGAATACATCCCACGCGGGCCAGAAGATGTGGCAATGGCCGAGCAAGCCACGGAATACATGCACTACAAGTTTCAGGAGCTTAACGGCTTCCGTGTTCTGTCTGATGCTTTTCACGATGCGCTGGTCAAAAAGACCGGCATCGTGAAGACGTATTACGAGGAATACGACAAGAGCGAGATTCACACGTTCACCGGCTTGAGCGAGGCACAATATCTTGCCGTCATGATGGACCCCGATGTTGAGGTGCTGGAGCATTCCGAAACCATTGAGGACACGCAGGTTTCCGTTGATGGATTACAGATGCCCGAGATGGTGTCGCGCACGCACGACCTGAAGATCATCAAGCGGGCCACCGACGGTGACATTTGCATGGTGTCTGTGCCGCCGGAGGAGTTCTTTATTGACCGTGGCGCGCGCTCGATTGATGACTGCTATGTCTGCGGCCACCGTAGCGATATGCGGGTTGGCGATCTGGTTGAGATGGGCTTTGACTTTGATGAGGTTGTTGAGCTGGACAGTTCCAGCAGCTTCACCGACATGAGCGTCTTGGAAGATGAAGCCCGCAGGGGATACAGCGTCAACTCTGACGAAGAGCAAAACTCGGTTGACCAGTCCAGTAAACTGGTGATGGTGACCGAGGCTTACATGCGGATGGACGTTGACGGCACCGGCACGCTGATGCTGCACAAAGTTATCCTTGGCGGCACTGGTTACAAGTTGTTGTCGGTTGAGCCATGCGACCAAATCCCGTTTGCCATTTTTGAGATTGACCCGGAGCCGCATGCGTTCTTTGGCCGGTCGATTGCCGACCTGCTAACCGACGATCAGGATGCGGCCACATCTGTGATGCGTGGCATCTTGGATAACGTCGCCATGACAAACACGCCGCGCATTGGCATTGTTGAGGGTCAGGTTGACGTTGACGATGTGATGAACAACGAAATTGGT